TATACAGAAGAATTTCCTGTCGGTACTTTTTCTCGAATGACATCGCGAGTTCCTTGTCGCTCCACGGGCGCTTCGGGATCGCGTAGAGGCGCGCGAAGCAGCCCCAGATCAGGGCGTCGACGTGGTGCGTGTAGCTCATGTTCGGCAGCACGGCGGCGAGGTTGGTCGGGACCAGGGCGCCATAGGCGTACAGGATCGAGCCGTAGGATTGATCCGGAACCGGATACAGGATCATGTGGTCCGGCGTCTTCATGTAGTAGCGGTTCGGCAGGGCGGGCGAGCCGCCGAGGAACTGCCTGGTCGACGGGTAGATCTGCTGCGGCGAGTTGCCGCCGTTCACCGCCGGGTAAATGAAGGCGCCCAGCACGAACTGAAGTTGCGTGTTCTGGTCGACCGGATTCAGGTACACGTCCGCAATCCCGCTGCTGATCGCGTAGGGGCCGACGTTCTCACGCCACGCCGTGGAGCGCGTATAGAAGTCGCTGAGGACGCGCTGGAGCGTCGAGGCGATCAGCGTGTCAGGGGCGCCAGCGATCTGCTGAGCGACCATCTGCTTCACGTAGGTGATCGTTTGACCGCCGAGTGCTGCTGAACTTGCTCCACCATCGAGTGTGACAACAGGCATGACTTACATCCCCGTGAGTTGTTGCTTGAACGAGGACATGAGCGCCATCGCTCGGTTGGCCACTTGTGGGCCGCCGTCGACGAATTCGTCGTCAGCGAGTTCGATGCGGCCAGCCATGTAGGCGACCACGGGGTAGAAGAACTGTCGGTCATCGACCGGGAAGGGCGTCGCAGGCGCGGGGGGCGTCGGGTTGGCGATGCCGTTGATCGTCTGGAAGTCCGCGCTGGAGTACGTGGGTATCGCCACGTTCGTCAGGACGCCCTGCGTGAGGGATCCGATAAAGGCGTCTGGCCGCAGCGCGTAGACCGAGCGCAGCGCAGAGTTCAGATACTGGATGAAGACGGCGTCGGCGCTCCGGTACGGCAGCGACGCGTCATTCACGATGGTGCGCGCTTCCAGGAGGGCGTCGTCTATCGTCTTCGTCGCTGTCGTGCTCATATGCCTCTCCAAAAAAGAAAAGGGGACCGCCTCATAGAGACGGCCCCCTTGGATCTCGCCCAAGAGGGCGATCAGTCAATCATCAGAGCCCGCTGTTGCAAACAATCGCCACTCCGACCAGGGTCGGGTTGACAACTTGGAAGCCCCAGACTTGCAGACCGCGCATCAAGGTGCCGAAGGTGCTCTCGGACCGCAGGGTCTCGACCTTCGTCATCTGCGAGGCGAACGTCAGGCCAAGGCTATGGCCGAAATACACGGCGTACTCGCCGTACTTCGCACCGGTCGACCAGATCGTTCCCGCGCTGTTCGCGACGCCCAGCACAGTCGCCAGAACCGGATATCCGGTGCCAGTCTGTTCGTTGCCGGTACCGGTCACGGTGCCCTGCGGGAGCAGGTTGCTCACGTAGATCGTGAAGCGGTCGATCATGCCGAGGCGGCCGTTGCGCGCGATGGACACCGCGTCTCCGGTCAGGTACGCCTGCTGGAAGGCCGAACGCTTGATCATCGCAGCGAACCAGGGCGGCACGACCACGAAGCGGCCGGTCTCCGGAACGCGCTGCTCATCGAGCACCAGGCCGAAGTCGATGATCGAGTCGATCACCTTGCGGGCGTTGGTGACGCTGGTGCCGGCGCCGGTACCCTGCGTGGTGGACGCGACATACAGCGGGATGCCGTAGGTGGCCGCAGCCGTCAAGGTGTTCACCGAGAAACCGAGGTTGATCGAGCCGGAGAAATTGCCGGCTGCGGGACCCTGGTTCGCGGCGGCAGTCAGGTTGCCGATGCTGGTGATCGCGAGGACCGCCGTGTCGACATAGACCTTCATCTGCTCGGACGCGTTGTCAGCCCAGTTGCTCAGCAGGTCCACGTCGGCCTGGATCTCCATCACGTCGTCGAGGACCGTGTTGAAGTAGGCGCCCTGGTTGATCTGCAAAGTCACGAGCGAGCTTGACGGGCGCTGCACCGACAGAGCCTGGTTGGCGCTGTAGGCATTGATCGTGATCGTCGGATGCGTGCGGATGTTGATGGTGTCGCCGTAGTTGCGAATCTCACCCTCGTAATCCGTCGACGCAATGGCACCCAGTACGGTCGCGTCGTAGAACTTCTCCACGAACTTGCCGGACCAGATGGTCGGGATAAAGACACCCGAGTAGGCCGGATTCTGGTTGGTACCAGCATACGGACTGCCTGAAATTGGATACGCACTCATCTTCAAAACTCCCGGAGACGCACTCCGATTTTAAAATTTACCTGTTAGCGTGATGATCCCGCACGTCCGGTTTGATCCGGCCCTCGGCGGTTGCGGCAGCAATCTCAGCGCTGAATCGTCCGTACTCTTCAGCAGTGACCTGCTTCCGTCTGACACGTGAGTAAAAGTCCTTTATCTCGCTTTCGGACAAAATTCTTTTACCGTTCGCTGCGCCTCCAGGAGCTTCCGTCGATCCTCCCCTCGGCGTGCCGGGGGCGATCAGTGTGTCGCGGTTCACTGCGGGACCGGACGCTGATCTTCGAGCAGAGTCTTCCTGTATGAACTTCTCAAATATCGCTGTAACCCGTGCCGTGTCCAGCGCTTGAAAAGCATTCGTCAGTGCTACCCGACGCGTTGTACCAGAGAATATGTCAACTGAGTCCAGCCATGCAAGGAAATTGTCATCCTCGTTGATCTGGCGCCAGCCCTGGATCGCCGGATTGGCGTCCATGGTCTGGAACATCAGGTTCTTGGACTGCTCGATTTGAGCGGCCGCAACCGTGCCAGCGGCCTGCCGCGTCTTGTTCAGTTCGGCTTCCAGCTTCGAGGCCGTCGGCTTGATCATGTTTCGGGCCATCTTGGCCACGATGGGGAGAAGCTCGCCGTAGTCCTCGATCTCTTTCGGCGTGACGCCCAGTTCCCGCAGGAACTCTTCGTTGGTCTGCTCCGGCGGGGGCGGCGTGGGGGCGACGGACGAATGGTCGCGGGAGATCAGAGCGTCCATGGTGCGCTGCTGAGCGGCGAGGATCTCGCGCGTCGCGCGGGTCTCGGCATCGTACTTACCCTGCAAGGTCCGGTATCGCTGCTCCCATGCCGCTGAGTCTGGTGCCACGGTGTCGGCAGGATTCGGCGGGGCGGGCTGCGCGGCCGGCGCGGTCGACGGTTGTGCGGTCGCGCTCGGGCTCGCGGGTTCCCAGCGGCGGGTTCCACCGGTCGGGTTCGCGCCGGGCACATCGTTGCCGGGCATCTCTTGGACCACCGTGCCGGCGGGGATCTCCCCCGGCTTCGCGTTCAACTGCTTGATCAGGTTGTTGGCCTCCGTCACCTGGCGCTGGATGGCGGGCGGGAGGTTGGACTGCTGAGTCGGGGTCTCGTTGTACGTTGCAGTGGTCATGGTGTGTTTCCGTTCTGAGTGAGTTGTTTCAGGAGTTTGAGGTATGCACGGCACTCGCCCCGCTGCGCCTCGTCTGGGTGATCGTTCGTCAGGAGGGCCTCAACCGAGCGGTTGTAGGTATCCTCCAACGTGAGTACATAATGCCTAAAGTGGGCGTTGTCTTTGAGGCGGAGAACGTTCTCCGCGAATTCCTTTCGGTTGAAGCTCATAGACGGAGCGGGTTCCCCAAGGCCACTGTCACCAGGTCCTTGTCGCCAACGGTGCGGCCCACTTTCGCGTAGTCGCGAGTGTAGACGCGGCTGGTCGGCGCGGGGCCGATATTGGGGATTCCACCTGCAAACGAGATGTTGTCTTCCTTGATGTCCTTCGCGCCGTCGGCCATGGGCAGCTTTGTATACTGCCCATTCTTCGGCTTGGAGTTACGAGGAGACTTGGTGCCGGGCTTGCTCACTTGCGGTACTCGCTCTTGAGGCGCGACGCGGCGCCGGTCTGCACCGGGGCGTTCTCGGCGCTGCGCGGCTTGTTGGTCGAGTGCGGATCGAACCACGCCTTCTCGGACATGACCTTCGATCCTTCCGCGGGCTTGTCCGCGTTCATGGTCTCGATGTGGGTGCTGTTCTCGGTGAAGGTCGGTCCCTTCGCTTCCTTGACGACGCCGTTGCTCATGGTCTTGCCGCTCGTTTTGCCGTGATTGGTAAATTTCAGAGGGTCGTTGTGGTCGAAAGTCGGCCCCGTCGCTTGGCTGATGGGCTTCTTCGCGTGGATTTTTCCGCTCATTTTCGATTCCTCAAAGGCCGGTTTTTGCTTGAGTTGACATATTATCGTCCGCTCACGCTGCTCGCAACAGTATTCGTGGGCGCAACCTGCGGCGCGGGCTTGAGCCCTGCCACGCCCCCCGCACCAGGCGCCGAGGCCGGGCCGGGCATGGGGGTGTTGTTGCCAGTGGGGTTCGGACCGCCGCCGTGCGCTGGCGGGGGTAATCCGGCCAATTGCGCCGACTGCGCGGGGTCCACGGCGCCCTTGAGTTGCACCATGACGTGCGGCGGGGGCGGCGGGGGCGGCGGGGTGGGCGGGGGCGGGGGCGTCCAGATCCCAGGCGGGGGCGCGTTCGGGTCGTCGCCGGGCTGCTTGATCTTGATCTCCATCCCCGTGTTGTCCGCGATCTTCTGAAGGATCCGCGCCATCTCGTCCTGGCCGATAAGCGCCTGGTAGTTCGGGTTGTTGACGGTGTTGAGGAACTCCATCTGCCTCGTGAGGTCCTGCTCTTGCTTCGCCGCTTGGCGGACTCCATCCACCACGATATTTTCGTCACCACGGAGCATTCCAGTGGAGTCAGTGAGCATGATGAAGTCGTAGAGCATTTGCAGCAGCGGCTCGAAGATATCCGAGTCGATGTTGTCCGCCACGTTCTGGAGCGTCTTGTTCGCATTGTTGATCAGCATCGACAGGCCCGACGCGGTCCGGCCGGCGCCGCTCGCCGGACCGGAGCCGGTCAGGTAGCGCGGGATCGTCGACACGTCGTCGAGCATCGTCGAGAACTTGTCGATGATGGTGATCAGTTCCTGCGCGTTCGATTGCGGCTGGAAGAACGTCACAGGAGTGCGATTAGGATTCGCCGGGTCGCCAGCGTACTTCCATATTTTCCATGGTGAGAGTGAAGCGTCTTGGGTCGGCGAAATCAGTTCCTCGTCGATCACGGCCTGCGGGCCGGACGAGATGGAGATGTTGTTGACCAGCGCGCGAAGCGTCGCGTTGATCACGTCGGTGAGGTCGTTGGCCATCGCGGGGATGCCGTTGCCGTACAGCGTGCCGGGCATCTTGTCGAAGCTCGTGACGTAGTAGGGCACGCGCAGGCGCGGGCTCGGATTCATCATCACCTTGAAGATTCGTTTGTCGACCATCCACGCCGTGATGAAATACGGCTTGTATGGATCGTCGACACCCGGCACGTTGTACTCCATCAGGTAGCGGCCGAGGACCATGCCATGGAACTCAATCGCGTTGATGTACGTGTCGTCGAGCACGTTGTTACGCCCTTCCATCTGCGCGCGCTCGTAGTCGAAGATCTGGATCCATTCCTTGAACCCGCGACCCTCGTACGCCTGGATGATCGCGCGGATGTCTTCCTCGCGATAACCCGGCAGACCAATGAGATTGTAGAGGTCCATCGCCGACAGGCGCTGGCGCTCAAATACTTCGGTGTTCTCGATCTGGGTCGCGCCGGGGCTGAACCAGATATCCCACGGCGACACGCGGTTCCAGAAGAACCTGGCCTCCTCATGGGCCTGCATTTTCTTTTTCTTATCCCACTTCAACTGCGTCGTGCGGCGCGTGATCGGGCCTTTAATTACAGCATATTTGTAGACTGGCAAGTCACTCAGGAGCTCACTCAGCGCGCCGTAGAAGTCGCCGGTTTCCAGGATCTTGTCGATCTTCCGCTCTGCGTCCTTGGCTTCTTCCTCGGCCTTGCGGCGCTCGGCGAGCTTGACTGCTTCATAGAGATTCTCCAGTCGTTCATGGATCTTGTCCTGGCCGATCATCTGGCCCTGCTGGTTCGCGCTCATGACTTCCTGGTGGACCATGGTGGCGATGTGCTGGTCGATATCGTCGGGGACCTCGGGGTCCGCCGTGGGCTCCAGCGTCCACGGCCTGTCACTGTTCATGTACACGTTTCGTAGCAGGGCCGTAGCACCACGACACTTCATCGCCATCAAGCGCGAGTACACCGCTGA